CCGCGCGGCCGCGGCGCGGGCCCGGGAGCGAACGGTGATCGAGGCGATGGCGTCACGGTCTGCACCGGCGCGGGCGCCGCTGGCGGGCGCTCGACATCGACGGCGGCATCGGGCGCGACGCCGGCGCGTTTCAGTCGCTCGCGGATTCGATCCCAGTCAGCGGTGAGCATGCGTGGCAGGCCGAGCTGCACGGCCGCCGCGTAGGCGTATACCGCGCAGTCCAAGGCCTCGTTCCGTCGCGCGCCGGGCAGATGCCATTCCGGAGTCGGGAAACCTTTCACGTAGCGGGTTATCAACCGCTCCGAGACGATCTGCTGGAAGAATTCTTCCGGCAGCGCCTTGGTCGTGTGGATGTACCCGGGCCCAGGCACATCGATCGCAAGACGCCCGTACAAAGTTTCCTTAGCCTTGCTCGACCCAACCGGCCACAGCTTGATGCCCCGCGGGATTTTGTCGCCGCGAAGATCGATGTCCTGCGGTGTGGCCTTGCCCAAAATCGGCTTAGTGAATTGCGATTGACCTTTGACGGCGATCACTTGCTGATTGCCGTATTGAGTCTCGCGGGCCGCGTGTGAGCGACAGAACGCGTATACCTCTTGCGTGTGATGTCCACCCGAGTCGATCGCGACCGTACGGGCGACGACGAACGGCCCAAGTTCGTGCCGCAGCGGGCGAAGGAGATGCTCGTCGAGCATTTCCCAGACCACCGCGCGGGTCGGGTCGCCGTAAAACTCCCGAAAATCGCAGACCCATGCTTCTTCCCCGGGGCCATATCCCCAGGTGTACGCCTCGAGTCGATCGCCCTGCACGTCGACCGCCATCGTCACCATAAGCGCGCCGGCCGGCACCGTCCCAAGCGCGTACTCCTCGGCGCGGGCCCGCAGCGAACCGGGGTCGATACCGTCTTTGTCGTTGTCGAGATCCCAGGTCTCGCCCAGGCTCGTGTTGACCCAGACTTTGAGCCGCTCCGGGTTGTCTTTGGCCGCGACGAAGTCCGTTGCGATCTGCCCGAGCGTGCGCCAGGGCGAATAGAGCTCGTTGATGTGAAAGCCTGCAATGCCCGTAAACGGTGCGGAGCCGCGCCATTCGCCCTGCGTGATCGCCTCGCACTTCTGCCCTTCAGTCCACAGGCTGCCGCAGTGCGGGCAACAAAACTGCGCCTTGGTCGGCTCGTCCGCCGGCCATTTCACATGCTCCCAGGTGAGCGTCTGCATTTCGTTGCAGTGGGGGCAGGGCACAAAAAACCGCCGACGATCCGATTCCTGATAAGCCGCGTCGATGCGGCTCGCGCCCTTAATCGTCGGAGTCGAAACTTTCACGCGCTTCCGATTCCAGAAATTGTTCGTGCGCTTCTCGGCGAGGGAAAGCGGGTCGCCTTCTGCGCCGGCGCTCACCGGGAAGCGATCGATTTCATCCGCGAGCAGCACCCGAATGGGACGCGACGCCAAGCTCGCCGGCGAATTTGCGCCAGAGAGAGTCAGTTGCCCGCCGGCGAATTGCTTGTGGAGCAGCGTGTTGCCTGAGTCTCTCGAGGCGATGTCCGAAAACGCTTGTTCAAGGATTGGCGTGTCTCTGATGACAGGCGCCACCCGATCTTTCGAGAAGGCCTCGGCCATCTCGAGCGTCGGTTGCAGAAACAAAATCGGGCCCGGGTCGAGCGATGCGATGTAGCCGACCACGTTGATCAGCATCTCGGACTTGCCGACCTGGGCCGAGGTCATGAGAACGATATCGCTCACCGTGGGATCGGTGAACGCGTCCATGATCCCGCGTTGATACTCGGCTCGAGCGGTGCGCCACTGCCCGGGCTCGGCCGACGATTCAGTCGTCAGCCGGCGATGCGCGTCCGCCCATTCGCTGACGGTGTAATCAGGCGGTGGCGCCCACAGTTTCTCGACCAAGATCCGGAGATCGGCCGTGCTCGGTATCCCCTGCCAATTCTTGGAGCGCGGTGTCGATTTCATGCTTCATTCGCGCAACGATCGCCGCGGGGTCCGCCATGTTGGTCAATTGCGGCCCGACCGATGCGGGGATGGCGCGCAGCCGTTTCTGCGCATTGGACACGAGCGTCGACCATTGCCTGCGAACGTCCTCGCGATCCGCCAACTCCCCGCGCCGGAGCGCGACATCGAGCTCGACCCGTTGGCGTTGCGCGGCGGTGAGTCCTTCGCGCTCGACTTGAAGGCCCGCGCTCGCCGCCGTGCCAGCCGGGCCGCGGCGCTCGAGCTCTTTTTGCAGGTACTTGATGTACCAGGCCATACACGGCCCGATCTGATACTCGCCGCGCGCCTGCTTGGGCATGCCCAGCTTCACGAGCTGATGCACGCGCTGAACGGTCAGGTTGCACGCCTTCGCGATCGCGTGCACATCAGCCATGGCAGAACGTCACCGCGTCGGAGGCCGGGTCGTAGAGCGACGGCACGAACTTGAACGAATACGTCTTGACGTGCTGCCGAAAGCCGGTCTTGCGGTCCATGTTGCCGCCCGGCTTCGGCGTCTCACGCTGCACGGCGGTCAACTCCCACGCGGCCTGGCGCTTCATCGCGAGATACACCGGCGTCGAGGAGAACTTCGCTCGCACCGCGTAGCCCTTCCGCGCCATGAGCACGCTTGTCGCGTTGATGACTCGAATGCCGAGACCGAACCCGGCGTAGTCGGGGTGGATCACCGTGCGATTCGAGTGCATCTGTTTCGCCATCCCCGCTTTCATCGGGACATAGTTCGCGAAACACTGGAACCCAATCTGCTCATCGCCGTGGAATACACCGTAGAAGCGAGTGAGCCCGCCCGGTACCGTCTCACTCAGATAGTGATAACGGCTAAAGTATTTCCACGTACTGCGGTCGACTTCCCGGATGCCGAACTCGAGGCGCTCGGTTCGTTTGAAGTCTCGACAAAGCGCCCTCCGATCGGTGAACGCCTGCTTGTTGCAGTCGATGACCCAATCGGGATTCAGCCAATCTATGACGTCGTAGTGGCACGACAGGAGCACGATCCGTTTGCCGGTCTTGCGCGCGTGCTTCTGAATGCAATGCGACATGACCTTGGCGACGGTGCGATCGACGACCGAGGTCCACTCGTCGATGACCGTGACGCCGCCGGCGGCGGCCGCCATCTGCAGCGCGCATTCGGCGCGCGCCCGCTGACCGTTCGACAACGTGTAGGCCGGGCGGATCCAGCAAGGCACCGCGGTCAGGCCCACGCCCGCGAGCATGCCGGCGCATTCGTCGTAGCTGTAATGCTCGTCGAACTGATCGATGACCGGGCGCGACAGGTCGAGCAACGTCTTGAAGCACTCGGCGCCGAACACATGCTGCGCGAGGGTCGTCTTGCCGGAGCCCGAGGCGCCGACGATCAGCCCGATCGAGTACGGCTGCTCGAGGTCGGCATCGATCTCGAAGTGGTGAACGCTTTTCTTTTCCGAATCGATGTCGAGCGAGTTCGCCGCCTTGACGCAGCGAAAGCTCGTCGCCACGTCCGACTTGAGCGTGAGCTCGTAACGCATCAATCCATCACCTTGACCTTCAAGCCGCGCGCCTGCATCTCGGCGAAGAGCTTCCCTTGCTCGCCCTCATCGGGCAGTTCGATCAGCAGGAGATACTTCGTCTCGAGCGCATCGGGCGGGTCGTTGTCGCCGCCCACATCTTTCGCTTTGATGTCGCCCAGGAGCGCGGCGAGCTCGTCGCCTTCGAAGCCGGTGAGCAGCACATCGAAGTCGCCGCCGGCGGTCAGGTCCTGGAGCTCGACGGCGAGCATCTCGGAGTCCCAGCCGGCGTTGAGCGCGAGTTTATTGTCCGCGATGACATACGCGCGCTTCTGCGCGTCCGTCCAGCCACGCGCGACGATCACCGGCACTTCCTTCAGCCCAAGTTTCTTCGCGGCCATCGTGCGGCCGTGACCCGCCAGGATGGTGTTCGATTCGTCGATCAACACCGGCGACGTGAAGCCCCATTCCTTGATCGATGCGGCGATCTGCGCGAGCTGCTCGGGCGAATGCGTGCGCGAGTTTCGCGCGTACGGAATGAGCGCCGCGATATCGCGCATTTCAATCTGACGCGTCGGGCTCTTCGCCGCCTTCACTGTCTTTGCCTTCGCCATTTCGCCCCTAAATTCTTGTTGATCCTGTGCACGTTCATGCACCCGACTGCATCAGGATCGAGGGAGGTTGAGTTTGCCTTGTGCCATGCGACCCGATGCGAATCGTCCGCAACAATCGTTGCGCGCGAGATGCGGGCCATCCGCATCAGCGCCGCAGATGCGGGCCATCCGCAACAACGCGACCGGCTAATCCGTTGATCCTCAACGGAAGAAAAATATCGCGGGCCCATTGACTCCGCGCGGCTCCCATCCTAGCCCGCGCGACCGGCTAAGTAATTGATCCTGCGCGGATTAAACCCGGCGGAAATCGGCACCGGCGCGGCGGGCCATCCTACTATTTAGCCTCGATAGATGATTTTGAAACGCCCACTTAACAGCACAGGAGATTCTGCAAATGGCTCACGAACTAGACTTCAGCAAAGGCCTCGCGGCTTTCGCGTTCACCGGCGACCGCTCGTCCATCTGGCACGGGCTCGGTCAAGAAATCCTCCCGACCGATGATCTCAATACGATCATGCAAAAGGCGGGATTGAACTTCGCCGCCCGCAAGGCGCCCGTCACCTACACGACGGCGAAGGGCGAAGTGAAGACCTTCGACAATCAGTCCGTCATCTATCGCGACGACACGGGCGCGGCGTTGGGGACTGTCTCTGACAATCGCTACAACATCGTCCAGCCGACCGAGATCATGGAGTTTTTCAAAGACTTCCTGACCACGAACGGCCTGTCGATCTCGACCGCCGGCGCTGTGCGCGGGGGGCGCATCGTCTGGTGTCTCGCGAAACTCGGCCCCGACTATGGGTTCATCATGCCCGGCAAAGACAAGATGGACGCCTATGTGCGGCTCCAGACTTCGTTTGACGGGACGCGCGCCACCGATCTCGTCGGGACTGTCACGCGTCAAGTCTGCGCAAACACGATGGCGCTCGTGAACGGCGACGCCGATCGCGCGGGCTATCGCACGTCGCATTCCGCGCAGTTCGATGCCGCGGCCCTGCAGCGTGCCTTCGGGCTCCTGGGAGAACAGCACAAGGTCTCCGCTCAGATTTGGAACGCCCTGTCTGATCGCAAGGTCAGCGACGAAGAGGCGGCGCAATTCTTCTGCGATCTCCTCGACATCGACCAGGCTGACTTCGGCAAGGTCGACGCGAAGGGCAAGAAGCTGATCGCGACGCGCACCGAGAACAATCTGCGATCGCTCCTCGTCGCGTACAAGAAAGGCCCCGGGGCCGACATGAAGTCCGCGAAGGACACGGCGTTCGGGTTACTCAACGCAGCGACGTACTACGTCGACCACGAAGCCACCGCCCTCGACATGTCGGGCGAGGGCAAGTACGCGGCACGTCTCTCGTCCGCGTGGTTCGGGTCTGGCGCGAAGGTGAAGGCGAAAGCCCAGCGGCTCGCCCTCGCCCTCACGGGTGATCCCGCGCTGATGAAGGTCGCGGCCTAGAGCCTCGTCCCTGATGCGCCTTCTGACCGAGGGCGCATTGGGGAACAAGGCTCGACAACAAACGACAGGAGACCGACCACCATGGCACTCAAAGGACAATTTCTCTGCATCTCAAAGACGGCGCCGCCCCAGGTGCACGTCATCGATCAAATCGGGATGCAGTCACTCAACGATCGGCTGCGCGTCGCATCGAAGCGCGACAGTGAGGCCGCGCGCGTCGCCGCGTACCGATTCGCGTTCGGCTTCGAATGCGACTATGCGATCCCCTGCTGGGAGCCCGCAGCCCTTGAGGCGATCGCCGTCTCGTACCCGGGCACCGACGAGAACGCGGACCTGGTCCGCTACCTCGCCGCGGCAATCGCGCTAGGCGAGACGTTCGGGGCCGACCGCGGCGACGACGGCGAGACCGAGGGCGGGCTCAAGGTCGAGTGCGTCCCTGACCCGAAGCCCCTCGCGCCCACCGGGGCCGCGCGGCTGTTCGATCTGGTGCAATCATGAACGCGGGCCAGCCGTTCGATACGGGCAAGTTCCATCTAGCCCGCGTCATCTCGATCAGTCACAACGGCGCCGTTTTGGCGCACGTCAATTGCGCCTTCGACGAAACCGAGGCAGCCAAGCTCGCCAAGAAATTCGCGGCCGCGCCCGAGATGTTCGACGTGCTGCGCGACGTGGCCGCCCTGCTGCCCGCCGCCGGCCGCATGCACCCCGACGATATCCTCCGCTTGCAGACGCGCGTCTGCGCCGCGCTCGCGAAGGCGGGTGCGACGTGAGCGAGCCAGCGAACAATAGCCGCCATTGCAGCCAGTGCGGTCGCGAGTTTCGCATGTTCATGCGCCGCCCGAGGACAACGACCGGAGCCCGGGACGTGCCCGCGCGTTCGGTCTCAATCCACTACATCGACCTTGACGGGTACTTCTGCACGCTGCGCTGCGCCGCCCGATACGGGACGGCCGCTGCGAAGCGCCCCGCGCTCGCGAAGGCGGGTGCGTCATGAAGTCCCAAAAGCTCGATTGCGGCTGCGTCGTCGTCACTGACAGACGCGGCACCGAAACCCTGCCGCGGGAGAACATGTGCCCCGAGCACGGCGCCTTCTACGACCAGGCGCACGCGGCGGCGATCGCGAGCTGCTCGCACGTCCACCGGGAGCGGCAGCCATGAGCTGGTTCGACCTGTTACCCGTGGCCTTCATCTGCGGGGCGGGCCTAATCGCCCTCGCCTCCCTGTTCACCGATTGATTCCCACCAACCAAGGAGACTGAACGATGTTCACATTTCACGTTGACACGAACGCCATCAAGGCGCTCGAGCTCTTCGCCGGCGACAAGGACGTGAGGTACTACCTCAACGGCATCTGCGCGAAGGCAATCGACCCGCGAACGGTGCGGCTCATAGCGACGGACGGCTCGACCCTTGCCGAGCATCGCATCAAGACCGAGACCGACATGGACGGCCCGTTCCCGCGCGAAGGGATCATCCCGCGCGATGCGTTCAAAGCCATGAAAGGTTCGGTGGCCGTGACCGTCACGTCGATCGGGACCTACGTCATCAACGATGGCGAGCGCGGCGGCAAACTGATCGACGCCAAGTTCCCCGATGTCGATCGCGTATGGCCGCGGAGTGTCAATCTCGAGGCGACCCACATCAATAACGAATACATCGGTCGGCTCGCCAAGGCCGCGAAACTTCTCGACATGAGATACGGCGGCGTCGTATTTCAGAACGGCGCTGACTCACCCTCCGTCTTCAAGATCCGCGACGACTTTGCCGGGATCCTGATGCCCATGCGGCGCAACGACGAGGAACTGCCCTCGTGGGTCAAGACGACGATCGCGCCCGATGTCAAGAAGGAATCGGCCGCGGATCTGTTCAACGCGTTGCTCGATCTGAACGCCTGCATCGCCGCGGGCGTTCGCCCCGCCCCCGAGGATGCGGTCCTCGATAACGCACGAGTGGCGCTGCTGCGCGCCGGCGCCTCACTGCAAGAGATGCAGGGCGACAAGGCGGCCGCATGAGCGCCCAAGAACGCTGGGAGGCCACGCCAGACGGCGACGGCAATCACGTCATCGTGGACGAGAACGGCCTGGTCATTGCCACCGTCTGGGGTCCCGAGGACGACAGCGAGGCGGAGCGTAAGGACGCGCGCCTCATGGCGGCCGCGCCCCGCTTGGCAGAGGCCCTGCAATCCACCCTCCCAGCCCTTATACGGCTGGGAGACTTCATCGGCAACGGCGAGAACCCTGGCAAGGTCGGGATCGGTCCGATCGATCGCTGCGCGCTGATCTTCGAGGTCCGCGAAGCCTTGGCCGAGGCGGGGGT